ATGTTTGTTAAGGTTTCTGAAACCTACGATCTTTCGACAAAGGTCGGAAAAATGGGTATGCTCGGTATTCATACCCCTGATGGTAGGCTCGTTTACAATATGTGGAAGGGTTTTTACCAGAATTATCGCAAAATGCGGTTTGTTTCCTGTGATGTCGCCCTCGCTTGTGCTTCGATGTTGCCTGCTGATCCTCTCCAGGTTGGTGTTGAGGCTGGAGATATTGCGCCTCAGGATATGTTTAACCCTATCCTTTATAAGGCGGTCTCGAATGATTCTATGACTCTGTTGCTTAATCGTATTTATGCTGGTGCGCATAAGGAGTCTAACCCTGATTGGGTTGGTAAGAACTCTGTCACTGATGATAATGAGACTTCTTTTGTTTATGACTCGACCAGGGAAGTTGACCAGTTTGCTATGTATTATGGTCTTCTTTCTGATACTTCTGGTTGGAAAAAGGCTATGCCCCAGGCTGGTCTTTCAATGTCTAGGCTTAGGCCGATAACTTGGTCTCTTCTTGCTTCTCAGGGACAACCTGGCGTTTGTGGTGGTTTTTCTAATTCGGTTACGTACCCTAGTGATGGGTCTTCTGCTGGTTCATCTGGTAATGTGGTGACTTCTAAAACTAGAGAACTGGGAAGGTTCCTTCGTGGACCAGCTTGTGTTATGCCTGCTATTGATACCATGGTTATGACTTCGGATGGAAGTTGTGTTAATTCTTCTTCTGAACAGACTAATCTTGTTGTCACTCAGGCTGAACTCCCTTATGTTAACACTTCTGATATTCAGCTTGGACCTGGTGTTGCATCGACTGTTGTTCTTCCTAATCTCGATGTTCCTGATTGCTTCGTTGCTGCGATTATTCTTCCTCCGGCGAAGTTGTCCAGGCTTTACTATAGGCTTAAGGTCACTTGGACTGTGGAATTTTTTGGACCTCGTCCGCTGACAGATCTTACTAATTGGTATGGTCTTGCTCTTCAGGGTACTCAGTCTTATGGTTCTGATTATGTTGACCAAGCTGCTTTGATTACTTCGGGATCTACTGCTGGTAAACAAGCTATGGTAGATGCTGGTGATTCGGAAATTCAGAAGGTTATGGAGTCTGCATCATGATCAATATGAAGGGTTTTCAGTTGCTGTACGGTCATCTTGACGCTCGTACTCAGTATATCCTGAAAACGATCGGTGGGGGTCTTCCGTTTGTCGGCGGTGTTTTTCGTGCTATGGACAATATCTCCTATATGGATGACTACCTCAGAAATCGTGGTATGTCGTATGATCGCGTCAAATATCCTAATCGTACCGCAGGCGCTCAGGGTATCGGTTCGTCAGTGAATTTTGTATCTGATAATATAAGGAGGTTATACGGTGCTGATGGAGGCTATGTTCCTGCTCGTAATTACCGCTCTTGGGCTTACGCTTAAGTTCACCTTTAAAAAGAAGGATTGATCAAAACCACCCGTCCTGTCCTCGTAAGGTCAGGTTGGGGTCTTAGGGGGGGTGACCCCCCCTGATTTCTATTCCTCCTCCTACCCCCCTAAAGGGGGGTAGCATTCCCAATAATTACGGTAGGGAATGCGTGCCCCTCCCCCGTCAGGGATTGGTATGTATTACCCATCTGTCGGAGGACAGTTTGTCTATCTTCGGCATGGTGTTAGTCATTACCATGACCTTGACCCCGCGGATGTTAATCGGTTGTGCGGAATATCTCGGGTCCATAATCAGTCCGTCTTTGATGCTTTCGATTGCCGTGTATAATTGCTCGGACCATTTCCATGATCTTGGAATGTCTATTATGACGTACGGTCTCGGCGGATACCCCATGTCACGGTCCTTTACCGCTAGGCTCGCTACGGTTTTTATGATGCCTTCGATGTTGTTCATTGTTGCAGGAATGCAGTAGGCTAGGCCCTGTTCGTATAGATGGTTTGTAAGCCACGATTTACCGATGTTTCCCTGCGGGTCGTACCAAACTACCACTTGACGGTCGTTCGTGTCTCTTAAGGCCTGTAAGGCCACTTCCTGTTGCCATGACGGTTTACCGAAGCGGGTACTACGGACCTTCATGGTATCCCATGACGCTAGATAGGCGCCTTCTTTCGCCTCATACTCCCAATTGTCGGAACATTCTGCGGTGTATATGCTTGGGCCGTCCCCGATACGGGCGCGTAGTTTTTCGGTCATTTGTTCTGCTGGTCCTACTGTGCGTTTCTTTTGTTTTACAGTGGCTGTTTTTAGATCCCATTCTAGACCCTCTATGCGTTCTTCTGGGGATAGGCGTGTTTTGAAGCGACATTGCCAATGCTGGTATCCTCCTGCTCCTACCTCTGCGCCGATTATCCATTTGTGTATGTCGAGTTCCCTTATTATCGCCATGATCTCGGCGAATCCTGAATATCCTGTTCTGCCTATGGTTGCCATGATGTCCATGATGTGTTATGTTCGATTGGATTTTTATATATGTAGTGTTATTTATTACGATGATAACATAAGTTTGTTATCGGTGTTAGAAATGTATGGAAGAAGGAATTACAGAAGGTCGTATAGATACTCCAGGCGCTCCCGTCCCTCTCGTAGGTCTTACAGATATTACAGGTGATTGTT